GGATGGCCCAAGACACGTAGACTAGGCCAAGGTTTCGCCAGCTCACCTAGCCAAGCAGCGTGTCTTTGGCCATCCTAGCTTTCGGCTTACACTCACTTCGGAAGGTGGTGAAATAGTTGCTAGTTGATGAATCGCTACAAAATGATACATATTCTGCATGGGTGCCAATAGATGATGATATTGTAAAGTCCATTGAAATTGACGAAAATGGCGATTACATTGTTACAGGGGTTATGACATCAGAGGTTAAAGATGAGGAAGACGATACTATCACTCCTGAAGGCATGGATTGCTCATATTTCCTCGAAAAGGGATGGGTAAAGTACGAACACGGTAACGCCCCAAGCCAGTTTATTGGGGAACCCTTAGAGGTTAAAATAGGTCAATTCACTCACCCAACGCGACATGAGGTAGTGAAAGGGATTTTTATAAAGTCAAAGCTTTTCGCACAAAGAAAACTTGCTCAAGAGGCTATCCAGGCGCTGCAGGATCTTCAGAAGTCTAATACCAAACGTATGATGGGCTGGAGTATTGAAGGTAGTGTCAAAGAACGCAGTCGAACGACAGGCAAGATTATTAAGTCTGTACTTAGAAATGTTGTCCTAACAATGAATCCAGTGAACACCATGACTTGGGCAGAGCTTGCAAAGTCCTTTGATAAAAGTCATGAGTTAACTATTTCTATGGGCATGGAAAAATCAATGGACACTGCAGGAGCTGCAGCTATCATGCCTCAGTCTTTAGAAGGAACTACTCAAGATCCTCAAAGGGACTGGGTTAAACTTTTTAGGGAGTTTTGCAGAAGTAACTTTTTGCAGAAGTCCCTACGTAATAAGTTCGTCGCTGGCTCACCAGGCGCTGTAGGTACGATGACCTATGCATTTGCCCTGGAGAAGGGGCTAGATAACGAAGAGGCATATACATTTGCCTCATATATATTAGACAGGCACGATGTCTTAAAATCTATTTTTAATACAAATTTTGGGGGTGGGGCTATGGATAAGACAGAAGATCTTGCAGGTCTGTTAGATGCGGATTTGGAGGAACTTAGAAAGTCCTTAAAGCTGGATACAGAAGATGATGAGGAGCTTGTGAAGTCCAGCAATAAGGATGAAGACGACGAAAAGGATGAAGACGATGGCGATGACGAATCCAGTGATGAAGACGATGGCGATGAAGACGATGAAATGAAAGACAAGTCTCTTCAGATGGACTTCCGGAAGTCCTTTGCAGCTAGTGAGGAAAATGCTCAGGCGCTCGAAGTATCTGATTTTTTGTCAAACATGGTGGACGAGCTTGGATACAGTATGGATGGCCTTTCGAAGTCCCTAGGCGTTGTGTCTAAGCAGCAAGTGACTATGACTAAAGCCCTCATGGGTGCGTTTGACATTATAAAGAGCTTGACTGAAAAAGTTGAGGCAATGCAGACGGATAATGAAGAGCTTAAGAAGTCTCTTGACGGTGTTATGAATCTCCCGATTGGGCGAAAAGGTGCTGTAAGCCAGCGAGAGGTCACAACCCTTAGTAAATCCATTGAAGGGGATAAGGGTGGCCTTACACGCAGGCAGGCCGGGGATATCCTTATGAAGTCCTTCGATGCCAAATTGATCCCGGGTTCAGCCGTTACAAGGTTTGAAGCAGGGACACCACTGCAGAACTTAGGTTTACCGGATTCAGTTAAAGCTGAACTGGGTATGCAGTAAGTACTTATAAGCAATCAGCAATAGTAGAGGGGGTAAACCTATGTTTGAAAACTTTAATGGCCTTGAAGACGGCTTTGGTCAAGGCACAGTAGGGGAACTTGAGGAGCTTAATAAAGCTCTAGGCACAGGGGAGCAGGGAGATGCATACGGTAGTTTTAATGACATGTCGGCGCTGCGCCCACAGTCTCTGGAAGCAACCCTTAAGGTGGTTACCGCAACAACAGACCAGATAAAGTTCTGGAGGCGCATTGGAAAGAAACAAGCGTTTAACACTGTTGAAGAGTTCAACGTAATGGACAGCATGGGGGGAAATTCTTCTCCGTTCTTCGTTGAGGGTGGCCTTCCGAATGAAGAAGATTCACACTACCTCCGTCAGAGCCAGTACGTTAAGTTCCTCGGAACGACTCGTGTTATCACACACCCTGCAACGTTAGTACGTAACACGGTCGGTGATATCGTTGCCCGGGAAACTACGAATGGAACTTCTTGGCTCTTAATGCAGCTCGAAAAAGCACTGTACTTCGGTAACTCAGCTCTTGATCCACTATCCTTCGATGGTGTTATCACACAAGTTAAAAACTTTGTCGCTGGAAAAACGTATGCCAATCAGCATGTTATCGACATGAAGGGGCAGCCACTGGATGAGAATACCATGGAAGATGTTTCAGCGATTATTGCTGATAACTTCGGAAGAGGAAAACTAGAGCTGCACTTAACAAATCAGGTTAATAAGGACCTATCTAAGCTTGTTATGGGCTCAAGTGGTCGTCAACGGGTAATGATGGGTCAAGGACAAGAAATCATGTTGGGGCAACCTATCGGAGGCTACATGGCAAATGCTGGTCCGATTGAGTTTGTGAACAACATATTCCTTAAGCCACAGGCTACTGTATCCTCAGCTTCAGCTAAAGGAGCACCTGCTGTACCAACGTACCCGGTTGGTCAGGTAGTAGCTGGATCATCTGGGGCTACAATCCCTTCAGGAACCTATTACTACTTCGTAACAGCTAAAAACAGCGCTGGAGAGTCTGCACCTGTTGCTATGGGCTCTGTAGCTGTTACCCTAGGACAAACAGTTACTTTAACGATTAATCGAGTTGTTGGTGATCCACCGGCGAAGTCTTACAAAGTCTACCGTGGTACGAAGTCTACAGCTGCTGATGCCCTATTTGCCTTTGAAATCAAGGATGCTGGTGCAGAGGTGACTCAAGCTATTATAGATACGAATGCTGATATCCCAGGAACACACACCGCAATGGCGCTAGATAATGACTCAGAAAATGTTCTCTCCTTTAAGCAACTGGCTCCACTTATGAAGCTACCGTTAGCCCGCATTTCAGCTGCAGAACGCTTCATGATTCTGCTCTACGGTATGATTCAAGTGTACAACCCTCGGAGAATTGTCGTGCTTAAAAACATTGGGACACTTGGCCTCAACTCTAACCGTGAGCTCTTCACCCCGAACTATGATGCTCCTAGCTTCGGTACAGTTCGCCCCAGCCTTCAGTAATACCATCTATTTAGTGTACACGAGTGAGGGCTAGGGCTAGAATCTAGCCCTCACTTTTAGATTTTGAAAGCGAGGTAAAAAGCATGGCACAGTTTCAGAAGTGTTTCGGTGACCTACCAGAAGACGTTGTAGTCCTTTCAGAGGTCGTGTCTTTCGACTCAAATGGTTTCGCAGAAGTATCTGATGAAGTAGCGGAAGTCCTGGCTCAGGTTCCCGGGTATAAGGAAGTAGTGGAAGAAGAGGCTGCACCTCTTGAGCTTAAGGAGCAGATAGAACCTGAAAAGGCACCTAAAGATGAAAATGCATCTGCTCCACTTTCTGAAGAATCTTCTGAAGTACCTAAAAAGACGCCACAACGTAGAACAGCTGCTTCTAGATAAGGGAGTGATAGTATGTTAGGTGTAGCTGGTTTTAGGCAGCACAAAGTTATCACAGGTACAAGTGGGGTTCTTGGCACTCAGTATATTTATACCGAGGTCACTAATAATACAGGTGCAGACGTTTTGCTCTATCTTAATGATTTCCCTGAGGGTGGTCACCCGGCAACAGAGGGCATACCCATTAAGGCTGGGACAACACGCCCTATTCCTATGAAGTGCCACAACTTCACAGCATCCGATGTTGTGACTGTCGTTGCATACGGAATGTAGGGGGATGTCTAATGGCTATTGTAACTTATGCAGAGACTAACTTACCGGATATAGAGGAAATACAAAGTACATGGTGCTTCGGCCTTCCGTTCTTTGATAACTATGGTAACCCTATATCAGATGTTTCTGTTCAGAAGCTCATAGATGGGGCTAGACGTCAAGTAGAAAGGCACTTAGGTATCTTTCTGAAGCCTAAGCTAGTAGTCTCTAATCCAGAAGAACGTGGTCTAGTCGAGGGCACAGACTATGAGGTAGCTGAGCCTCCCTATGACTATGATGCAAAGGCTTATGCTAACATGGGCTTTCTGCAGCTTAGGGAACGTCCGGTACAGAAGATCACAGGTTTAAAGTTAGTCCTGCCAAATGGTCAAGTTATCGTTGACTTCCTGACTAGGCCTGAGTGGGTAAAACTCTACTCTAAATCAGGACAGTTTCAGATTGTCCCCTATGCTGGGGATCCAACGATCTTTAACCTTCTAGGTGGGACACAGATGGGGTATGGCTTTATGACTGGACAGCTTAACCGCTCAGTACCTCAAATGTGGTACATCGACTATATTGCAGGCTATGCTAAGAACAGAATACCTGAAGACATCCGAAACATCGTTGCTAAAATGGTTGCAGTAGATGTTCTTGGTATCATCGGTGAAGCCTATAAGTCTGGTTTAACGAGTATGTCAACGTCGATTGACGGTCTATCTGAAAACGTGAGTTATACAACCTCTGCAAATAGTACCTTGTATAGTGCTCACATTAAGCAGTACAAAGAGGAAATAGCTGATTTCTTCGATGAACGGAAGTCAGGGGTCAGAAGCTCTGAGCGTGGTCTAACCTTTACAGTTCTCTAAGGGGGTGGACATGTGCAAACTCCCATATTAAATGTTATCAAGATCGAAGACATGCTTGATCGTAGAGGTAGGCCTGTCAAGTGGCAAGAAACTATCATATGCTCCTGCTGGAACTCTGATAGCGGTTCTCCGGACTACACCTGCTTGGCTTGTCATGGTAAAGGACATGTGTATCAGACACCCATAGAATCTAAAGCCTTGATTACGAGTATCACACTGAGTAAAGACTTCGCAGAAATGGCCGGAGTATTTGAAGTTGGGGATGCAGTAATGACCGTACCTAAACGAATTCCTATAAGGCACCCGGTAAACGGTATGCCAACAGGACAGCATACAAACAATCCGATCTTCGGTATTGGTATGTATGATAAAATTACGCTCCTTGATGATGACTTTAAGTCTTCTGAAGTTTTAGTTAAGAGTACACCGATCAACGCACGACCTCCAGACACCCTGCTTAACACAGACGTGACTAGAATTAGGTCCATTCAAAAGTATGACTCTAGCACAGGAGATGTAGCCTTATACACACTCGGAGTAGACTTCGAAATGTTAGGGAATGTAGTGTCATGGTTGGAAGATGGACTGTCACCCGAAACAGGGGAGCAGTATAGTGTCGCCTATTACCACAGACCAACATATGTGGTTACAGCAACCCTACCGAAGCCTAGGCATCAAGACGGTCAAGACTTTCCGCGTTATGTAGCGCTACGCTACTTATCTGGAGGAGTTGAGCGCGTCGTATGAGCTTACTAACAATCGCTGCAGATGTCCCTAACCTTGATAATGTGCTCAGATCCGTCGAAAGGGCGGGGCAGGGGAACCTTCCATATATTTCTGAAGCCGTGCGTGCAGCTCTTACCGATGTTATACAGAGGACTTGGATTGAGTATGCCTCTGGTGCTACAGTGACTTATTCAGGTGGAACATTCCATGTCAGAGTTGTTTCAGGGGAGTATACCCGAAGCATTCAAGAGGGTCTTAAGATGCTAGGGAATCTTACAGGTGAAATTATGACGACCTCAGGGCATGGGAGGCTCATTGAAGAGGGTATAAAACCCTATGATCAGAAGATAGCTCTCCTAAGATCACCAAAGGCTAAAGTTGGAAAAGGTGGTTCTCGGTATATAACTGTTCCTTTTAGACACGGAACACCAGGAACTGTTACTATGCCTGCAATGCCTACACATGTGTATGCACAAGCTAAAACCCTTGCATACAGTCGTAAGAATAACTTTCTAACAGCCCTAGTTACTGGACGAAAGTACGGTTGGGGAGGTCGCCTGCAGGAAACGTCTGAAGGGCAGCGTAGCCATACTAATCCTCACCCAGGTAGAGGTTATACATGGAAGACTGGGTTATTCAGTGGCATGGTAAAAATGGGTAAGGCAAATCATTCCCAGTACCTAACCTTCCGAAGAGTATCAACGAATTCTGATCCCGCGTCTTGGCAATTTCCCGGGGTTAAACCTAGGCCAATACGTGAGGCAGTTGTGGAAAACACGCGAGAAGAAATTTTACAGCTTATCCGAAGTGGTTTTGAGATGGACTTATACTTCATGGGCTTAGGGGGTGGCAAGTAGTGGCTTTTGCATTTGAAACAGTGGATGTAAAACAGGAGCTTGTGGATAGACTTAAAACAGGTTTTTCTGATCTGGGTTACACGGGTAAAAATATAGTAAAAGTCTTGAAAGCCGACCCACAAAGCCCGTCAGAAATCCCTTGCATTGGTATTAATAGGGCTGATGACTCTGAAAGTTCCCAGTCCATAGCTGATGGTCAAGGGACACTGTATGATCCAATCACAAAGCTAAACACAACGTTCTATGGTACATTTTTTGCTGAAGCCCAAGAGATACGTATATGGCACACTAACTCTGACGAGAGAGAAAAGCTATATCTAGTAACGAAGGCCCTACTCTTTGCCATGCGAAATGATCTAGCTGAAAAAGGGCTTATCAACTTTAACCTACGAAGTGGCAAAGATGAGCAGGACAGTACTATGGCACAAGCGCCTATGGTGCTTTATTGGGCCTCAATAACCATGAGTTATCTAAATCCACTGGATGTAACCTTTACAGAAGTCGTTGAGCCTATCTCTGAGGTTACGGTTAATGAAATCTTAGGATCCTAATAAGGAAGGAGGAGTATTTATGCCAGTCGCAATGGAAAAGACCGTAAGCCCAGAAGACTTGGATCGTTCTATGTCTTTGGATGAGTTTATTGTGGAAAATAAACCGCATAAAGGCTTAGTCGCTAGTCTTAAGGTCGAGGCAAAGAACCTTGACCCTAGGAGTCAAACCGCGTGGGAAGAGGCGTTTAAGGCCCAATCTGAGCGCGTTTACAAGTAACAGGGGAGAGGGGGTATATAGACTATGGCAATTAATATCTCATTTGGAGGAGCTAACATCAAGCGCCCAGGGGCTTACTCTGTTGTTGATTCGTCCAACATGTACCCAGCATCAGCTGGGGGTTTTAAGGTCTTGGCTTGCATTGGTATCGTTCCTGGTCTTGCTGCCCAAGAAGAGACGGCAACAGTTGTTGGAACTATCAGTACAGCGGGAAATGTCACAGTAATAGTTACAGCCTTAGGTATGACAAACTCACCGAAGACTGTGAGTGTACCTGTCGTCTTAAATGATGCTGCAAATGCTGTTGCAGGCAAGATTATTGCTGCGCTTACTGCAGATGTTGATATCTCAGGGTTCTTTACTGTAGGTGGTTCTAATGCTTTAGTTACCCTAACTTCTAAAGTTACAGCGCTAAATGACAACTCTCTAAATATTAGCATAGCTAATGGTACAAGCGCTGGGTTAACGAACGCTCTTACATCAACTACGACAGCTGCAGGGGGTACAAGCGGGACACCTGTAGGAACGGTGTCTTACTTTAATAACCCTACTACTGCAGGGGCTAAGATAGCCTCTTGTGAACTTCTTGATCTTATTAAAATTAGTTGGGGGCATGGTGCTGACTTAATCGCAGTATCTCCGGTAGCTGCTTCAGGGACTGATTCAGACTGGCAGAATGCTATTGATATCCTACCTATGGAAGCTGTCAATGGGCTTATGGTCGCTAGTACAGCAGCAGCGATCCAAGCTAAAATTGACGCCCACTGCACATTAATGTCGAGCATTAAGAACCGGAGAGAGCGCCGAGCCTTCTACGGGCATGCCTCGGGCTTATCAATAGCTGCGATTAAAGCTTTACAAAGCGCTTTAAACAATGAGCTTGGTATGATGGCTACTCCTGAACCCTATACCTATGATTCGGTAGGTAATAAAGTCTTAAAGGCCTCTAACTATCTGGCTGCAGCTTACGCAGGCATATGGGCCAGTCAACCTTCACAAGAGCCTATCACCTACAAGTATGTCAAGTTCCCCGGCCTAGGTAAGATATACACAGGGGACGAAATAGAAGATCTTCTCTCAGCACACATAGCACCTACAGAGTACGTACCAAATGAAGGGTTCAGGATTGTTCAAGGTGTGACACTATCCTCTAGCTCTGACCTTACACAGCAGGAGCTTTCGGTTTCCTCTAGTAAGGTGGAGATGAATCAAATTCTGAGAAGCTACTTTGAGAAGAAGTATGTAGGTAAAGCCGGCGTTGCTGGGGTCGAGGTCACTATGTACAATGACTTAATCACTCAACTTGAGGGTTTTATTAAGTCAGGTTTAATCACAGCTTACCTAAACCCTCAAGTCATTAAGATTGGGACCGCCTTCGCTACTGAATGGGAGGGTAAACCAACCCTACCAATCAATAACTTCCTGATGACAACGCACCTAACTCTCTAATTAACGGATGGAGGAGGTAGAAAACTATGTCTAGTGCTGCAAAACAGACGGTTCATGCAGGTCATACTATTAAATTTAAGATTGATGGCCAAGAAGTCGGACGTGGACAAAGGCTCAATGGGCGTAGATCCTTCGGGCAGCAGGGTCAGTATGAACTTAGCTCGATAATGCCTCAAGAGCACGTAGCCCTCCGTTACGAGGGATCGATATCTATGAATAAGTTTAGGATACGTGAAAAATCCTTAAAAGACTTAGGCTTAGCTGCTCTAGGCGTTGGCATCCTAAACATGGATGTAATTGACATTGAAATCACAGATAAGTACACAAAGGCTATTATCATTGTATACCGCGGTTGTTCTCTAGGGGAATACAGTGAAGACTTTAGCGTCGGAGCTATCGCTGGTGAAGACGCCACCTGGCAGTACCTTTCCGCTGACAAAGGAACGCCTGAAAAAGAAGATTAACCATAGGCTAAATAGTACTTCCGAAGTAAAAACCCCTACCCAAAAGGTGGGGGTTAACCTATAATAAGGATAAAATACAAACAAGGAGCTGGTAGAAATGCCTAGGGAAGAAAACTTAGCACAAGTACGTGAGCTTATGGCAGGGGCCGACCAAATTAGACTAGGTGGAGAGCTTAAAGCTGGGGTTACCATCGACTATGTGACAGACTTCGGAACTGAGATTAAAGGTAATGTAGTCTTCAAACGACCGACTATGGCCGACTATATGAAGATAGGCGCTGCTAAATCTGAGTACCTTCGGAAGGCTGGCGTTGTTGACGCTAATCTAGTAGATAATACCATTAAGTTCATGGCACATGTTATGGCTACTCTACAGATTATCGTTGTAAAGTGCCCTGAGTGGCTTATGGACTTAAACACCATTCAAGAGGCAGATATTCTATATCATGTTTTTGATCAGTACGAGGTATGGGAAAAATCCTTTCGAAAACTCTCTGCAGAACCGATACCTGGAGATAGCGGAGCTACCGAGTGAGCGGAAGATTTGGATTCTTAGAAGATTTTATGCTGGTGGGTCAGGCTGCTTGCCTCCCACAGACCCTAGGATAACCTCTATGACACCCGAGATGGTTGAGCTAGAGTTTGCACACATAGCTATTGATCGTAAGCTTAAAGACGGTAATATGGAGCAGTACGAGGACCCAGACTATGACAATTATGCTAAAGAATCTGAAGAGCATGACAGCAGGTTATCAGATGACGAACTACCAGACTATGTACCAACTGTACCAAAGGTGGCAGAGGATAGTGCCTGGGAGGACATCGATGATGACGATTAAATAAGTTTACTGAAGTCCGGTGGTTAAAATAAGGGCCACCGGACTTCAGGTTAGATAGGGGGTGGTAGCGTATGAGTTCTACAGAACAGGCGATACGTGTCACAGCACAGGGAGAATTTAGTCAGTTACAGCGCGGGCTAAAAGACCTGCAGGGGGACTTAAAAGGCGTTCTCGGTGAAATAGACAAGGGAGCTCGTAGGGGTGGTTTTTTTGACGACACACAATTGCGAGCCCTCGAAGTCTATAGACGGCGGTTTAAAGAGGCTTTAGCAGATTTAGATCGGGAGTTTGAGAAACAGGCAGATTCAGTAGAGGCCTTAAACGCTAAGATGAAAAAGGCCTATGCATGGGAACGTGAAGAGCTCAAAGAGCAGATAAAACAACGACGTGAAAACTTAGACGTTATTGATAGGACCCGACGCCAATTAGAGCAGACATACCACTTCCGAAATACAGAGGCTCAAGGCTTCGGAAGTTCTGGTGGGGGATCGTCTAGTGGTGGTAGCACAGGTGGAGGGTCAGATAGTGGATTTGCTATGCTCGGGGCAGGATCTATTCTATCAAGAGCCTTAGGCGCTGTAGGAACTATTAGTAAGTTTGCACTTGGTTTAGCTGGAGTAGGTAGCTTATTAGGGATGGCTACAGAAGCCTATCAACTGGCACACACCCGAGAGATAGGCTCACTAGACTTAGCTCAGCGCCTTCGGGGTAATGGCTTTAGTGGTAGTAACACTAAAATGTATGATGAGGTAGGCGCTATTGGCCGACGCAGTGGTATGGGTTACTCTCAAGCGGAATCATGGCAGTTACAAGATGCCTATACGTCAGAAGCTGGGGTACTTGGATCTAGTGGTCAAGAAGCTCTTCAGAAGTTCTCCCGAGGGTATGGTCTAGACGCTACGTCTGTAGGCGGTATTGCAGGAAATGCTAAACAACTCGGTGGTGTAACCAGTCCTAAGCAGTTCGCCGACTTAATCGCCACATCAGTAGAGAAGTCAGGTATGACACCTCGTATTTTAGAGGTTATGAAGACAAGCAATACCCTCCTTCAGAACCTAAATACTACGTTTAAAGATGGAAGTACTTCACAGATCATAGCTTACCAGACAACCCTTGACCGCCTCGGTAATGCAAATGGCATGACAAGGCTCACAGGGGCTCAAGGTGCCAATGTAATTGGTGGCCTGGGTGGAATATATCAACCAGACAATGAGAAGTGGAAATGGATGGGTATAACAGCCCTTCAGAAGTACAACCCTGAAAAATATAGCAAGATGGGTCTTTATGATCTAGAGTCTTCTTTCGAAGACGGTATGCAAAATAAGGACAACATCCCAGCAATGGCGAAATACCTTAAAGAAACATCAGGTGGTAATAACGACAACTTCAAGCGTATGATGCAGAGCTGGCTTATGGATGGTGGATTTAAGGCAACGAAACGAGAAGTTACAGAACTTGATAAGGTGACCGATGGCTTTACAGCTTTTGATCCGGATAAAATCGATAAAGTCCTAGGGACTGATTCTGGAGCTAAGTATGACACTGAGAGAAAAGGTGAGTATGGTCAGGGTATTATGGCTACCGAAGCAGAATTCAGTAAAAATCTAACAGATATAGGGGGTAAAATACTCCCTGTAGTTATAGGTATGAAGGAGGGTATCAATAATTTATACGGTCTAGTTCAAGGTGCTACTACTTTTTCTGAGGTTTTTGAGAAGGTAGTAAAGCTATTTGAGGATACAGGAGTAGGGGACTTTGGATTTGGTACAAAGCCCTCTGCAGGTGGTACAGGGGGTACAGATTCAGGCTTAGGAACAGCAGCAGGTATAGTTATTGGTGGTGGAATAGCTGGGCGCTTGGGTGTTAAAGCCTATGAAAGGTTTAGAAGTGGGGACACAGAACTAATAGAAGAAGGTCCGACTAGGAGTAGGTCCGAACAGTACAGAAGAATGCAGGAAGGGTTTTCAGCGTCAGAAGGCGTTGGTGCCTCAGCTTCAGAAGGCGTTGGTGCTAGGTTTGGGCGTTTTGTAAACAGGCTAAGGGGATTTGTCAAGGGTACTGATACCCTAAACGGTGTAGCTAATGTTATACCTGCTGCTATAGCAGGTTATGAAGCTGAAAAAGAGAATCCAGATGCTCCTTTTATCGATAAGCTAAATAGCGCTCTGGAAAAGCTACTCCCTTTTGACTGGAATAAGGCTAATAGCTCAGCAGAAGATATGGGTGACTCTGATATCCTGAGCACTACAAGTGCTAAACCTGGTAGCCTAGCAAATCTTAGTCGTAGTGGTACAGCAAATATTGAAGCCCTAAGTAGGGAGGGACTGCGATCTCTTGGTGATTTGAAAACTAAGGGGCATATGTCCTATGTAACTATTGAAGAAATAACGACAGCTAAACTTAATGACATTAGGCAAATACACCAAAATTATTATGACCGTCTAAGTATTCAGGCAGGAACT